TTTTTTTTTTTTTAATTTTTTTTTAATTTTTTAATTTCTTTTTTTTGTCTACTTTGTTAAGTTTTCTTTGTGCCTTTTTTTGACGTCTCGCCTGTACCCGCGCCGCGAATAGAACCCGACGGTAGTCCGCCGTCTTCGCTTCCTGCGCCCGATGACGACACAGCCGAGTTTACCGCTTGCCCTGCTTTTCTAGACTCTTCAGTCAGCTTCGACATGTCTTCGGCGAGCTGCCTGACGGGGCTCGAAGCGTCTTCAAATCCTTCACTGATCTTGTCGATGCTCTTTGCTGACTCAGCGCCCGCTTCGATGATAGCGTCTCTTGCCGCTTCTGCTTCTGCTCGAAGAGCGCCAAATCCGCTTGTCTCACTGTCGAGCACGAGACTTTCAACAGCTGTCTTAAATCCAGCTAGCTGACTGTCTGATATGACGCCAAGACTGCTGAGAACATCGCCGACAGATTCGAAGCCTTTAATCAGAGGCTGAATACCAAAGTTGACCGCGCCCTTGAGAGCTTTTACTGTCGAGTCTGCAAAGTCAAAGACTGCGACGCGATAGTCTGCATAGGCAAGCAGAATCGAGTCGAGAATGATCTCGTAGTTACTAAATATAGCGATAGCTTTGCCAACGACTTCGATGACAAAAGCAAAAGAGCGCGTGAGATTCGCCGCCGTGTCGAGAGCAAAGTTAATAAGGCCCTCTCTGTTAGCTTTGACGATGTCACCGAGTACAACAAAAGCTTCGCTTGCTTTGTTTACTGCAGCGATGATGATCGGGTTTTTTGTGATAAGAAAGCCTATCTCTTCGAGCAGATCGCCAAAGCTGTTGCCTGCTTGCTCGACAGCTCCCGAGAATGTTCCCGTGAGTGCTTTCGCTGCACCTGCATACTTCTTTGCGACGATGTCGATTGCAGCGCCAGCTTGTAGCTGTTCAGCTGTGAGATTTCTTAGCTCTGGCTGTGTTTCTCCTAGCTCGCCTTTGAGACCGCCGAGAGTCTTCGACAGATTTCTCACAGACTGCTCAAGCGACTCGCCTGTGATCGCGCTTAAATCAGCAGCAGCTTGAATGATCTTTTCTGTCTGGTCATTTGTCGCGCCCATCGACTTGGCAAGTCCTACAAGCGAAAGACTTACTTCGTCGCCGACGGTCGAGTTTTTTTGCAGCTCGCTAGCAAACTCTTGGAATCTTCGAGAGTTCTCTTCTGTAAAGTCTCCAGTAAGTGACAGCGCGGTGTTGAGAGACTTAATTGCATTCTCTTGCTGATTCGCAGCTGAGACAATCTTGCCAACAGCAAAAGCACCTGCAACAGCACCGGCAGCTGCTGCTAGTCCACGAAAGCTTGATTTGACGCCTTCAATAGCGCCAGTTGCTGTTTTAGAGAATGAGTTTAAATCGCGGGTGGCTTTTTTGAGATCGGCAACTAACGTAAAGTCTATTTCGTTTGCCATTATGATTTACTTCCTTTTGCGTTTAAGGTCTTCAGACTTAAGTCGGTCGATCTCTGTTCCGATCAAGCAAAAGGCTTGTGCTTTGTAGTAGGGCAGACGATCGAGGTCAGAACGAAAACCAATTTCAGCAAGTCGATTTCTCTGAATATATTCCGCTACAAGTGGATAAGTGAAATTATTGTGATGACTCAAACCCTTGTACACTGCATAGACCTGCTGTTTTAGTTCTGACCTCGCTAGTTTCCCAAGTCAAAGCCTCGCGACAGTCTGTTCGCTACGTCTGCTATGATCGCAGTGCAGTCTGTCGACGACTGAAGATCCTCGAGCGATTTGAAATGAAATCCGTCTGACTTTCTTTTGATGTCGACCTTCTTATAAAATTTGTAAGACCACCTTGAGACAGCTAACGATTTCTTTAAATTGCTAACGACTACCTTTTTCCCAGAATCTTCTTTGCTGTCTTCGACATCATCGAAAAAATCAGGGTTATCCATAAGCAGATCCATGCGCTCATCGTAGGTAGGTAGTCTTAAGACTACTTCTCCATCGAACTTTGCATCGTCTCCTTCGCAAGGTGTTGGTCTATATGTTTTGAAATGTTCGCTCAAGGTTTGTCCTCTCGTCTTTTTCTACAGCATGTTTAAGAATATTTCGCCGTCACCGGCTGCGTTAGTGAACGTCTGCAATTCTAGTTCTAAACCAACAAGACCGTCTAGATCTGTTAGACTGAAACTAGTGATTTTAGTTGAAGGCGAATAGATGTTCACGATCGAGCCAGGCGTCCAGTTGCCAAGAGAATTACGCTCGCCCACGTTCAGACAAAAGCGCGTTGTCGTGTTCTCTGAGAACCTTCTAAACTTATCTGCCTCATATTTTTTCAGCAGTGCGGTGATCGTGAATGTCGCCGACCTGGCGTTGACAATCGAGTTTGAAAATCCACTTTCTGCGCAGATATCATCGAACGGCTGACGAGTTGCGACGATCGAACCGCTCACTGATGACGATGTCAAACAAGTGATGTCGTCTGAGTCTCCAAGAAGCACCTGCTGATAGTAGCCTTTGAGAGGCTGGCTTGCATCATAGGCAGGAGTGTGAGCTGCTGCGAAGCTGATCGCCGAGTCTGATGTGTAGCTTGTCGCCCCAGTGTCGTCGGCAGCTACTGAGAAACCAATTTTATCGCCGACAGTGTTCGCTGCATTTGAGCCGGTGTTCCATAGAATCGAGAAGACAGTCGATGTGCTTGTTGCAATCGTAAACGTTCCCGCAGTGTCTGAGTATGTGCAAGTGATCGTCTCTGTCGTGACTGCATTCATAGCCGATTCAATCGCTGTTGCTAGCGCTTTAGGGCTCTTATATGTCTTTGCAGTGATGACTGCTGCTGCTGTTCCCTGATCGTCTGTAAAGTCGATGTAGATGTCGCTTGCAGTGATCGTGATTGGATTGAAAAAATACTTAAGCCCCTCAAAGCTGTAGCTTGCGTTGATAAGACTTCCTGGCTCAACAGTGAAATCCATCTGAGTGCAGCGAGCTCCCGAGATCGCTTGAATAGCACCTTCGTTGCCCAGATAGTTGAGTATGCTCAGAGTCTGATGACCAGAGTTTGCTGGAGAGTAGAACACTGACTTTCCAAGATTAACGCCGCTTGCTGGCGCGCTCGACAAGTCGAAGCCAAGGGTTAAAGCGTCGCTGGATATAGACTGAACGTTTCGCACGGAAAAACCATTTACAGCGTCTTTGACTAGAACAGCCTGGCCTTGTGCAAACTGCGCTCCCTCGCCAGTGTCGACATTTAAGACCGAAGTAGTTGATCCGGCTACTGTGTCGTATTCGGTAGATTCTATCTCCTCCGCGCCGAATAAAGCTGTGTGAATTTCATCTGTCTCTGCTGCTACGCCCTCGGTGCCAGATGCTTTGAGATAGTGAGACATGGAAGCAGTCGCAGTCTCTCGCGCAGTGATGGGCTCAGACTGTGCAAGAGATTGTTTGATCTCGTCGTTGGTAAGAACTTCGCGGTTAGGTGCCATCGTAGCATCTTGCTGCAAAGCTATATACTCGCCTGCCGCCGACGGCTGAACAAGTGTGCCCTCTGTGCTTTCGACTGTGATGGCCATGACGCTGTTGCGTGTTCTGATGGGTGTTGTCATATGTCGCATCCTTTATAAAGAAGTCAGATCTTCAAGGTATTCAACAGTGAGATCTATTTCGACAAGAAAGTGAGGCTTTCCTGTGATCTCAATTAGCTCGATGCCGCCGTCTGACGACACTATGCCATCGATTGCGACTCCAGAAAGACCCGCGTCTTTCTCGAACTCAGTGAAAAGTGTGTAATGATCTTCAAGAATATTCTTTGTGAGAGTCTCTCTGACAGTCGTATTCGTGTCGGTCGTTCTCACGTAGTTGACAAGTGAGATCGTGAAAGATCTTTCCCATGATGTTTGACAAGCGATGATTCTATCTGTTCTCACACCCGGGCCGACGGCAACACCGAAGCCTTTGTCGAGTATGGTGATAGGATTGTCTTCGATCAAATAAGGATTGGGAATTTGTTTGTAGCTTGCAAGAAGCGACGAGATCTTAGTTGTAATTGCATCATGTATAGTTGAAATTTTACTCATCGCCCTAAATATCCTGTTCTTATCACGTGCTCACTGATGCCAAGACGACCGTCTCGATTAAGATCGAGATTGAGAAAGCCCATGTCGGCAAAGTGCTGATATTTGTCGCGCGCTTTGTCGTGCTTTTCATACTGTGCAAGTCCCCAGTAGATCTGCATCGCAGCTGCGTGAATAGCCGGCTCTCTGAATATTTCCCAATCCATGATCTGATCGGGCGATGCAATTTTATTAGATCTCTTGAGATCTCTGATGATGAGATCTGCCGCAAGATAGTGCTGCTCTTCCCAGTCTGTCTTGCCTGTCTCAAAGCTATCGAGCACAGTCGAGTCGTTGAGCTCAGGATAGACATCGTAAAGCTGCGAGTCTTTCGAGAACTTGTGTCCTATGTAGTCGACAGCTGTCGAAGCTGAAAGAGAAGCGCTAAAAGACATTCTCGCCCAATACATGTTGTAGATAGCAGTGCCTGACAGGCCTGTGACATCTGATGACTTCTCTTCTCGATTCCAGCTAGAATCATCGATGTCAGACGACCATGAGATGATGCCGTCTTGAGCTAAGCTTGCGCCCGCGACGCTCGTTTGATCGATGACATCGACTGCTGCGATCCACGTGTTGCCATCCCATATGTCGATTGACACAGAGGAAGACTGATCGTTTGCTGTCGCTATGTCAAAGTGCTTGTGATTGAAGGGCAGAAAAGAGCCGATAAATAAGTAGTCTTCGCTGGCGGCGTAGGCGATAGTCGTCGAGCTTTCTCGAAAGTCACCTGTTGCGACTGAAATGTCGCTCAAAACACCGTTGTCTGAAAAGACTATTCTTTGATCTGTTAGCATAAAATCTTCTCATAGAAAAAAGGGGAAAGTTACAAGCCTTTCCCCCTGTGTGTAGAGATTCCTACGAGTCATTAATCGACAGTAAAGTATTTCATTATTAGTTCAAGCTTTCCTGCCGTCATAGCTGCAGTGCCGATATTCACTGAGATGTAGTCGGTAGCGCTTGCGCCGTCGATGACTAGAATCTGACCAGCTGCTGTCTTGACTGTGTAGTCGTCGACAAGCGTTGCGACTGCTATGGCTGCGCCAAAAGCGTCTGCGTCTGCGGTCTCAGCACCCAGAGTCAGTGTCGCAGATCCACCAGAAGAGAAAGCAGTGATGACATGTAAGGTAGCTTCGACGACTAGAATCTTGCTCTTTACTTCGGCAAGACGATAGATGTCTGTAGTGTTGCCGCCGTCTTCAGCGAAGTCATAGACAAGTCGAGCGACTTGCTGCTCGTTGTAGTAGCCAGCATCTAACTTTCTATAAGTGTTCGCGGTCACGTTTGCCATTATTTCATTCCTTTAATTTCAGTTTTTTTAACTTGCGACTTCTCTGGATTCTTGTGCCTTAAAAAAGCAATGTAGCGACCGCTATGAGTCAGACAGATATTGATAAGATCGTAGTCTTTATCGTCAAACGCATCGAGGTTTTTAAAAAACTCTTTGTTCTCGCGACCGCCTGTTACAGTTATCACCTTCATGCTTATCCTTGTACGCGAATATGTTTGCTTGCTCCGTCGATGCCTAGGGCAGCGCCGTAGACGATGTCTGCTGACAGCACATAGCCAAAGCGCTTGTTGGAATGCTGATCGCTTAGCTTGAATCGAAGCTCAGTTTGCATTGCTAGGTGCATAAAGTCTGGGTGGAAAAATAGACCATAGTCACCTGATCGACTGTTGTCTTCCCAGATATTAAAGCCCATACGCTTGAGAGCTATTTCGCCGTTAATGACGGGTGAATCAGCTGCGCCGTAGTCGTTGTTGGTCAAAGTAGCATCGTCGAGAATGTCGCCGTGATAAGCAGGAGAAAGAAGCGCATACCATGGCTTGAGCTTGTCCCACTTAGCTTCGCCCGCAAGAACTCTCACAGCTCGCAGCTGAGCGAGAGTAAGATCTGTTACAGAGCTGATTTCGTGATCAGGCGCAGACGCCGAAGGAGCTACTAGACTATAGAGATAGTCATTGATCTGCTTTTCTACGGCAAACTTAAGAGCTTCGTAAACCTCGGGATTATCTTTGTCTAGCTGGCTTTGCAGATCAACAAGGTCTTCGACGTCATAAGCTGCAACAGCGCGTCGGTCCGCTCTGATCGCTACTCGCTGAGTCGACATAGCTTCGGTGTTAAAGCTGTCGGCATCGACATCAACGTCGAGATTCTGGCCAGTAGGCGCGTTGAGCTGAGACACATAGACAGTGTCGTTTTTCTGGCGAATCTCACCTTCATACGCTTTGTTGACCGCGCCGATTAAAAGAGTGCTTTCGCGAAGCTCTTTCATCATCATTGGCGACCATACTTTTTGAATCTGATCTGCAACGTCTGCTAAGTTAGTTACACCCATTGGTTTTTTTCACTCCAATTAATTTATTTAAGTTCTTTACGTCTTCGCTTCATCTCATCTGGCGGCAGTTTCAGCCACTCTTGATACGACAATGTACCCCGTGAGTTTGGCGCAGAATTTGGCATCGTGTTTGTGACAGTTGATCTCACAATTTCGGGATAAACATTTGTCACTCGATCCACCTCTTTCTGCACACTGACTGGGTCGACTTTATTTGTGTCGGCATCAATGATAATTTTCGAAGTGTCGATAAATCCCAGATATTTGCTATCAATCTTTCGCGTCTCTCCAAGAGTCTCGTTAAAAGCATTGATTTTGATAGCATCCTGCCATCTTGTCTCGTGCTCTTTGACTTTGTCCTCAAGCTGCGCTTTCTCTGTTTGAACGCTTTCATACAGCTCTTTGTAGCGCTGTTGAGTCTCTAGCTCTTGGGTTTTTCTCTGTTCAGAATCGGCTTTAATTTTTTCAAATTCTTTTTGCAGCTTTTTCTTTTCAGAGAGCAATTTTTGATAGCTTGTATAGTCTACTTGTCCGTTACTGCTCTTGTCCTCTGGACTGCTGGCAGTTTGCCCGCTGGGCGAATGGGTAGGTTTTGAGTCCCCGCTGGAGACTTGATCTGCATCGCCACCGGCGATTTTTTGATCTACAACGTCATCTGGCATAATCAAACACTTCTCCGATTATAATTTTCTTATTTCACGGCGCAACGATTTTTCTATTGACCGCCGTACTGCATTTATATCCTGTTTAGAAAGATAGTTAAACGGCCGTCCTTGTTCTGACACATATTCGCCTAGAAGCTCGTTAGTAAGCGTACTTCCCGCGCGGCGATTGTTCTTAGGCCCCCATCTCACCCGTCTGTTTGTCACTTCTTTAATCACCATAGATCTGAGCAGGCGTCCTGAGAACGTCAAGTTAGACTTTGATGGCGATGTCGTTGCATCAAGAAGACGGCGGTTGCTTTTGCGATAGTCTATATAAGACGCAGACAACTCTTTGAGCTTCGACTGCTCGCCGCCTGTTCGACTGACACCTGAGCCTCTGCGAGTTCTTGCGACGATGCGCTCAATAGCAAGCTTGCCGATCGCTCTCATCTTTCTCTTTGCAAAGGGAGAGCCAATACCGCGGCGAAGATTTCTCATAAAGTCTTCAAAAGAAGCCATTAGCTTTTGACACTCCTCACGACTGCGCGAATCTCAGATCGAGTCATACCAAGAAAAACTCTGTTCGGTGTCTTTGTCCCAGATTGATTCCATTCTGCTTTGTCATTCTCAATCGTGCCGTTCTTAAACCCAACGAGCACAGATCCTTTCTTATGAGATAGCACCTGCAGACCGTCTAGCATCTCTCCCTCAAGAGTCAAGTCTACGTTGCCGCGATATTTTCCTTGCGCCTGCTTGTATTCAAGATAGCTCTGTGAGTATTCAGCAAACGGCTTATGTCTGAAACTGTCGCCAGCTTTCATTATGCCCATGCCCTGCTGTGTGCGATCGATGATACCCTCGACAATCATCTTGCCAGCTTCGCGTCTTTGAGCAGCATTAAGATCCTCGGGTAAGGGGATGCGTACTCTCTGCCATGTCATAGTCCGCCTCCTTTGATGTCATCTAGTGAAATTTTAAAGCCTTGGCCAGCTGATCCCATGATCGACTCAGCTTGCTCGGCCGATAGATTGAAAGACGTCATGATGATGTGAATTCCAGCATCTCGCGGCAACATGCCAGCGGCAACATCTTTGACGACAGTCACCACCGCTGTCACTTGGGCGCCGTTGAGCACAACAGCATCTTTGTCGCTTATTGCTGCCTCGCCCTCTGGCGTGTCTATCTCGACAATCAGACTTTCGATGTCTTCGTCACTCATGCGCGGGTTAAGCTTTTTGATAGCGCGGCGTCTTGTCGTAAAGCCAGCGTCCACTTCCGCTTTCATATCTGCGACGATATCGCCGCGATTGAGAATCGGCAGCTGCTCGTGAAATCTTGTAGAGATCTCAGCACCCGGCGTCCAGTCAAGGCGACTATCGATGAGACTCTGAGACCTCCAAACTGGATGCATGTGGTTTACGATAAGATTCCAAAAGTCACTTTCGGCATACGAGTAGACAGCGACTTGTTTTTGTCTCTCCTCGCTCGTATCCATTTCATCAATTAGCTTTGATATCCCGCTTGCGAAGTTGTCTTGAGTCAGTTGTCCCACTGATCCAGGCTTGATGCCTCGCGTTTGTAGCCACATGCTGATCTGAGATTGAATCAGCTCGAGAGTCGGCTGTATGTCTACTTGCGGTTTTAACACGCCGATCTCTGGCTTTTTGTCTGAGTCTTCATTCGAGCGAAAGTGCCAGAAAGCGTTTGGTGATAGGGTCATCCCTTCGTTGTTTAAATCGATACCATACAGAATGCTAAAAGCTTGCATCATCACAGCAAAGTTAAGATCTGCAAGCATCACAGGAAGGAGCACAGACATTTTTTTGACGTCTGTGTCTGGCTTAGGAATGAGTAGATTCTTTGATCGATTTATATAGATCGCTGGAATTTTGCCAAAGACATTGACTCCGTCTTCGTTGTTTGACTCTGCCATGAGATCATAGCGAATCTTTTTATCTGAGTCGAAGATCATAAATTCGTCGTCTGTATATGTGTAGTAGACGTCCTTGTCGTAGCCGTCGCGGTCCTTGATGCAGTGAAAGGTGATAAGATGAGTCGGCTTGTTTGGCTGTACTTTGCTATCAGAATACACAGTGAACATGTCGCTTGATATGGATCGCAGCCCAGGTTTGCCTCGATACACATATGGCATGATGAGGTTGTTTTTATACAAATTGTAGAATTCATTTGAACCGTTCATCGTCGCGTTAAAGTCCATAGAGGTCTCATAGTAGCTAAGGAGCTCTTTGTCGCGATCGATTTGAGTATTCACGTATCTCATAGGTTGCTGCTGATAGATCTTCGATAGCTTGTCGACAAGGCGCTGTAGGATATTAATCGGCGGTATTCGCGACTTGGCTATGTCGAAGCTTTGAGCAGACAGCTGATTTTTGAGATCTTTGATAACAAAAGAAAGTAGATCTCCTTCGTAGATATTAAACAGATCTGCATTATGATTTATGGTGTTTCGTTGCGACTTGATGTGATCGTAGAGAACATCGACTTGATTAAATAAGCTCATAATTGAGTCATCCCCTGCTTTGTTTCAGTCTTCATCTTTTCGATTCGCATGATAGCATAGCCGATCGCCGTGGTTATATGCTGATAGTCTGGAGAGTCGTCTTCTACATATGTGCTGCCTTTCTTTAGCTTTGTGAGACGAAGACCCTTGTCAGATGTTGGCGCTGATCGATAAACAAACAGTCTTGTCTCTCCCTTGGCGTTGAGACAATATGCGTTGACGGTGTTGTGTCTTTTTTTGATCGGCGGGTTGGCGAGAGGAACTTTCATTTCGTAGTCGATGAATCCGCCTTTTTTTTGCTGATAGCCAGCCAGAAAGCTTTTGATGATGTCGTAGTCGCTGCGATTGTTGCGAGTGTCGCGGTTTTTTCCTGCTGCATCGCCCGCTATGTAGTACTTGACTGGATAATCGAGCAGACCTTTTCGAGCTAGCTGCTCACAATTTTCGAGTGTCCTTAATCCTTCTATGACCATTTCAGAGAAGATGTGAACAGCACCTCCGTGATCGACTTGCATGAGAACAGAACTAAGAGGCTTACCAAGAGAGATGTTAAAGTCGAAGCTAAGCCATATGGGTAGATCTCGATCTACTTTGTAGTCTGCATCGACATAGTTCTTTTCACTCGAGTAGCAGTGATAGACAGTCTCGCCAGCGATGCTTACCCAGCGACCGTAGATCATTCTCTCTGCCATCTTGGGATCCAGATTTTCTTTGAGTCCGTCTATATAGCTTTTTGGCAAGAAAGGATTCTGATCTGTGCGAGAGTAGAAGACTTTACGCCGCGCGTGCTTTGATTTGATAAAACGATCATACGCCCAATGCTCAGGGCCGTCTGGGTTCGTGCAACTTAAAATCCACGATTGCGGCACGTGTGGAAGACGCCCGACACGCATCGTGATCTCTGTGTATGCTTGACTCTCTTCAAGATCGTTCTCTGTAAGCTCTTCGATGATCGCAGCTGAGAGTTGCAGTGAGCGAAATTTTTTATATTTCTTATCACCCCAGGCGCGCGATGTGATGCGAGAGCCGTTGCAAAAGATGATCTTTGCCGTGTTGTATTTGATCCAGTAGTGCTTGCCCTCTTCGAGTCCCTTCGTGCCTTCAAGATGCTCGCATATCGTCGTGAAGATCGTGTCTTTAAGATCAGGAAGAGTACGGCGACCCAACAGCAGGTGCGCTCCTTTGTAGCTAAGAAGGTGCAAACATCCTAAGTGTGCTGCAAGCAGTGACTTCGCCGACCCCACTGAGCCGCTAAGAAGTATTTCAAGTATGCCCTTTGTGTAATCGTATTCTTTTCGCACATAGCGAATCACTTCGCGCTGATATGCGATAATGTCGGGATTAAACTCTGTTAAAGACGGCGTTGATCTTGACTGCTCTTCACTCATCGGGGTTATAGCTCAAATTGATAGTAACATTAGCTTGCTGCTCAGCTGGATTGTCTCGCCACTCTTTTGCAAATCGGCATTTCATATTGTAGATCCACACTGCCGAATTCCCGTGCTTTACTGATTTACTTCCTGTTGCTAGTCCATTGCCAACCTTCTCCCACCACGCTCGACACTCTTCGAATGCAATTCTTTTAGCATCGTAAAACCCTTGATATTTATGCTTATTTTCAGGTTTTGCCCATTTGTATATTGTCGCTCGATCGACACCGATGACGGTACCGAAAGTTTCAAAGCTAAGACCTTTGGCCATATGATCTATCAGCTTTTCGCAAAACTCTGGGCGGTACTTTGTTGGCCTTCCACCAAGATTTTTATATTTTTCGCTAGCTCTTTGTTTCTTATCACTCATCTCACTTGTCCCTTCTTGCATAGACTTTCATTTTATGATAGCCCGATCTTTTGAAGGTGTCTAATATCAAGTTGCAGTAGGCCTTCCAGCTGGCATTATTGCACTCCGTTCCAGAAAAGTTTTTCTTGCTTTGTCTTGGTCTTGTCTTGGGCGTCTAGTAAAGCTATTTTATCGACTTCGTAAACTTGCTTAAATCTATCGTCGGGCAAAGAGTATTCAGATATGTAGACAGGAAATTTCCTGGATGCTGCCCAATCATAAAATTCTTTATGATTAAATTTATTTAGATAGCCTCTTGTGCCACGGTAAGGAATATCACAATAAACTACACTATTATCTTGTATCTCAACGTCTCGATAATCAAGCGCTGTCATATTTAACCGCTGCAACCGCTGCAAACACTGCAACTGCTCCAACTGCTGCAAACGCTCCAACTGCTCCAACTGCTGCAAACGCTCCAACTGCTTGATATTCAAATATTTATATAAGCATTTTGGCAATCTATTCTTTGCTCGATACCACTCTATTTTCTGCCGCAAATACAATCGTTTTTTGTAAATTGTATTTACATTTTTAGGCCAGCTAGAAAATCCTAATGTGTTTTTTGCTAGGTCGTCAAAGCTGTCAAACACAACAGCCATGTGCATAGATTTTTTATAAGGCTCGATCTGAGTGCTAAACATAAAGTTTTTTTGATTATTTCCAAAACTCCAGCAGACTCTAACGTAAGCATCTTTGTCTTTTAGTCTAAAAAAATCCTCACGTGATACCCAAGGCGGCTTGAATCTCTCATAGCTGTACTCACCATTGATTGACCTTTTAACTAGATCTACAATTGATTTTTGTATTTCATTGTAATGAAAATACTCATAGCAATTTTCCCTATTCTCAATCATGTAATGAGTCATCGAGAAACCACCGCCGAACAGGTCATAGAAATGCTTAGACTTTGGAAAATTAAGAGCAATAGACCTCGCAATTTTGTCTTTACTACCCATATAGGGTATGCCGAAATTAGCCATTTTTTTAGTTTTTCCTGCTTATTCGTTTATATCATTTTACCTTAAACCCGCGATCGTTTAATTCTTTAAAAAGATCATCTTTTTCTTGAAGGCTATCACATGTGACCGTGAGCTTGTGATCCTCTTTTTTCTTTTCGCTGCCCTCGCTTGGATCTTTAAATTCAAAATCTCCACCAAAATCAAAGTCTTCATAAGCAATATCCTGAAGATCTTCATCGAGCCCAGCAAGCTGCTCCTCAAGACCTTCCACGTCCCACTCGGCAAGTTCTGCTGTGCGGTTGTCTGCAATGCCATAAGCGACTAAATCAGCTCTTCCCAGCTCAGAGACGACCACATTAATATGCGTCCAGCCAAGCTCCTTTGCGGCCTGTAAAGTGCCATTTCCAGCTCTCACGCACAATTTGTTGTCACACACTATTGGCTTTTGCTGTCCAAAGCGATTGAGCGAAGCTTTTATCGAATCAATGTTTTTCTGTGAGTGCTTCCTCACATTACTGGGATCTGGGGTTACTTGATCGATATGCAGCTTTTCTATTTTCATTTATTTTCCCTGTTTAATTTGAAGTCTCTCCACTTCTAAGTGCAGCTTGAGAAGATCTGTGATTTTATCAGCGCAATTGCACGCCGCGTTGACTGTGTCAGGCGTAACGCTTTCCGCGGTGACTCGGTTCATCAGACTTTCTAGGGTTGTCACTACTTTTTTTGTAGTAAATGTATTGTTCTCCGTTGTTTCAACTAGCTTGCTCATAGGTTCCCTTCGAGTATTTGATATATTTTTTTTTCTCCGCCGTGCAGCCACTTCTGGAACTTTGCTAGTGAAGCCACAGCTTGATTAACCCAGCCAGGATTTTCTGCTCTTAAATGTTTTTCCATAGCTACCCACGGTGTCACCCACTGTCCACTTTGTTTAT